AATGGCCTGAGTACAACCCCAGGAAGCGAGGGGTGTGTCCGCTGTGCAACCGGTGGAACTGGCATGACAAGACCTGAAGGGGGATGCAGCAGATGAAACCATACTACCAAGACGATTGGGTGACGATCTACCACGGCGATTGTCGAGAGATCCTGCCTGAGTTGCCCAAGGTGGATCTGGTGCTGACTGATCCACCGTTCGGCATTAAGGGCGGCAGAGGTGGGGACGCTAAGGATTATGGCAAGGGCACCTATGACGGCTCGTGGGATGATTCGCCAGAGTATGTGGGAACCGTCGTCGTCCCCGTGATCGAGAGCCTTCTGGGCACCTCCACCGCGACTATCGTGACACCTGGAATACGTTGCCTGTGGCTATATCCTCCGGCTGGCGACGTAGGATGCTTCTGGCAACCCGCAGCGGCTACACATGGACCGTGGGGGATGACAGTCTTCCAGCCAATTCTTTACTACGGGAAGGATTGGAGAGCCGGCAAGGGAGCCTTGCCTACTGGACGGCAAGTAACAGAGGCAGCAGACAAGCTCGGCCATCCATGTCCCAAACCCATAAGAGCCTGGACGTGGTTGCTGGATAAAGGGTGCAAAGAGGGCGCAACAGTCCTCGACCCCTTCATGGGCAGTGGAACCACTCTCAGAGCCGCCAAAGACTTGAACCGCAAGGCCATCGGCATCGAGGTCGAAGAGAAGTATTGCGAGATCGCTGCCACTCGCATGAGTCAGGATGTCTTCGATTTTAGAGGTTGACAATTCCTTTCAGGGTGTGGTAATGTAGCCGCAGCATCCCTTCCTCATGGGGACTGCGGACAAGGAGAGGCTCCGGTGCCGAGAGATCACCGGGGCCTTTTCTGTTGACAAAGGGCTGTGGGTTGTTGTATTCTTCACTTGCCTGCCATGCAGTAACGTCCCTATCTTATAGTCGGCCCCGCAAGGCCCTATAAGAAAGATCCTCTGGTTCCCAAGACATCCTTCGGGTTGCTGCTTGGTAGGCGAACTGGAGGATTTTTCTTTGCTATTAGGCCACCCGACATTCCACCGCAAAAAGAACCCCAAAACCAGCCATCTCTCTTGGTCTGAGTACGCGGTGGGAGGTGGGGATCTGCCAGACCTCAGTCTGCACATGATCTTGCTTGACGCCTTCTTAGAGGATGCCTTCGCAGAAGCCTACGACAGACTAAGCGCCAAAAGCACCATTATCTTTGGTGGTGTCCATGGTTCCTGGTCGTTCTGTCCGAATGATGTGGCCGATGTTGTCGAGAAGAAGATCAGAGATCACCAATGCAAGTGGTTGCTACAACGCATTAGTCTACAGCACAACAAATAACCGCGAGGACAATAGCGTCCAAGCGGCGCTGTCCCGTCACGGATCAGTCAGACTCTTCCAAGTTGAGGACCAGCGGAACCTCGACCACCGTAGCTGGGCGGTATACCCCAGTGGGCGAGCCTTCTCCGGCTCACTTGACCCACCAGCCCTGTGTTAGTGCTGAATGGTGGCGAGGAGTAGACGTAAGGGGAAAAGCGGGGTGGTGGATAGTACTCGGGACGGCAGGCTACCGGCTGGGAAGGGGGGGGGTGGAGGATTCCTCTGGCCAGTTCAGGTGATTGTTCAGTTGTCCCTGAATTGACCTGAACAATCTGAATCCTCAGAGAGAAATTGTTCAGGTTACTGTTCAGACAGCAAGGTACGTACCTGAACTATCGACTATCCTTCATGGCGTATTCAGTGGAATTGCACCTACCCAAACAAAGGAATTGTGATGGCCTACCAACGTCCATGGAGAACAACAGTGATCTCCGCACGGCCGGATATGTCACTGGAGAGATGTCAGACCTGGGTGAGGATGTACCACTCTGCTACTGATGTGGCTTCTTGCTTGGGATTGAATCGGGGATCAATAGCACGAGCAGTACGGCGACACGGCCTGCAGTTTCGGCTGGAACACTCCCTGGCTGAAGATCCCCCGTCAGACGCTGAATACCTACGGTAGTTTGATGGCGAGTACGTTGACGATGTACTCCAAGTCCCTCTCAGTAAAAACTCTGCCGATACATCTCCGAGCGTACAGTACCGCTTTCTTCCTGTCGGCTCTATTAGCTTGTCTGTTGCCTGACTCTACACCCTCTTCTGGCTCTGCTGGGCCGAGGAGTTTCTTGATGCCTGACCAGGAGAGATTCTTGCCGAGGTTGTGCTGGTCAAGAAAAGCCTGGTAGCCACCGACCAACTGAGCTTCACGGGCGAACTTGAGGCAGTCATAGAGATCTCTCTTGCCTATCTGCATGTCCTGAGCCAGGGTAGCCACCATAGAGGGTTCCCCGTCAGCAGTGCGGATGCCTCGCTGGTACAGCCCGGAGTCCAGTACTGTCCTGCCGATGTCATGTTTGGCCTTGCTCAAGACCTCGCGGGCGATGAAGGAGGCCTCTACAGCGATGGCCTGCAGATCCTGGAGCAGATACTCGTATTCCTCGTTGGCACTCAAATCAGTCGGTTGGTTCATTTGCCCTCTAACCGGTCAGCGTATCTGGCAATGTCAACAAAAACGGTCAACCAGCCCTCAGTGGCGGGGGTCCACACATACGCCTCGTCGTAACCCTTGCTGTTGACTGCCTCCCGCATATCCTTCACCACCTCCTGCATCCTGTCTACGGCTTCCAGAGCCTGGTAGATGAGATCGCCACCGTCGATACGAGCATGTAGCGTCTTCGACAACCTCTCCAGCGACCATATGCCATCTTCACCTGGATAACCTTCCATCAGCTACCTCCAATAAAAATGCCGATGGACGGGGATCGTCCACCGGCAGATACTGCGGCTCACAGGGGGTGTGCGAGGTGTTCTCAACATACGGAGATTGCAGCGTTCATGCAACCATTTCCTCGCCACCACATTTCCAGCACTCCCGATCCTCCGGCTCCCCCACAGCACCGCATCTGCGGCACGTAGGGGCCTTCCTGGGATCGTTACGGTTGCGCGGGGCAATACGGTCGGAGATCACGTACGACGGCTTACAGGGCCTTACAGCGTCCCTTAAGGCCATTGTCTCAATCATGTTACACCTTCAACAGGATCTCCTGTGGACCGCACTGTAATGCTGTACAAAGCCTCGACAACGTCCGATGGTCCCAGCCGTTGCCGGCAAACAGCCTCGATAGATGGTGATAACCTACCCCGCTATGCTTGGCCAACTCTTGCTGATTGGGGATTTTCTCCCGTATCATCAGAGTATTCACCAACTTGCGGTCTATTACCCAGTTTGCCATTGTGTAAAAAGATACATTAAATGCATTGACAATGCAATAGAGTTGTAATATCTTACAATTTACAGACAGTTCATCATAACCTGGAGAGACACCATGATCATCAATGTTCCTGAAGTGCGCTACTCGGGCGATAGGTTGCTCATCATCACCAGCGCTGACGGTGAGGATGTCGCAGAACTCGACTTTGAAGAGGTAATGGTCTTTCGGTCCCGGCTTGAGGACGCCTTCTACTTGATCGAGAGGGCGCATCGGGAACAAGTTAACGCCCAATACCCGGGGGGCCGGTGAGGGGTATGACAAGGTAGGCAGATGAGATTTACTGAGGCGTGGGCGTGGGTGGTGTCTGAGGCGGTGCCATCCACTCCCACGCACTGTAACCGTGATGAGTTGTTCTACGAACGCAAACGACGCCGAGAGGAGTGGGGCCTCGATGCTGACCCTGAGAGAGTTTTCACGGAGAAACAAACACGCCCGGAGATCCTGCGTGACGATCTGTCTGCTGATCCTCGCCGCGTTATGGCTCACTACCTATCACCTCATAACCACAGAGAAGGACTCTGAGGATGTTGCTGGGCCGGGATACGGATGAGTGGGTTCCCATACCCACCATCGGAAACCGGATACATTCCAAGTACCAAGTGCGTTGGTGCCAGGAAGGTATCCACTCCAACTATCTCAATCCCGCCCGTGACAGTCGCCGCCCAGAACCTGACCACTGCGCTGTAGCAAAAGAGTTGCTTCGACTCGGATTCATTGAAGAATTGCCAGTCGAAGAGAGAGAAGTCCAAAGGATCAAGAAGGGCCAGGTTCGATGCGCTGCCCTAACCGTTAACGGCACACAGTGCGCCAACACTTGCAGTGCTGCAACTGGCCTGTGTAGTGTTCACATCAGACAGAAGGAATTTAGATGCCAATCGCCCTGAATAGAGATGGTGACCGTGCCCTGGTGGAGTTCGACTACCCCAACGCCACCAAGAACAAGTCCAGGAAAGACGACGGGTTCTACTACACCTTCACCATCAACAATGGCGAAAAAATGCATGTCAATCGCCATGGCTTCATGGCCATCGACCGCAACTGGTGCGGCAAAGGCGGCTCCATGAAGATCAACCGCGTCGGCGTCGATGCCTACGAGATCGAAGTCGTCGGCGGGGGAGAAAACTATCCCCTGGAGTTGAAGCAGTGGAACAAGAATACCCGAGGCTTCGACAATGTCCCCGGCTGGACCCAGGGCATGGACCCCGAGGACGGCGCTCCGGCGCAGCCACAGGCCCCTCAACCCCCACCGCAGCAGCAGACGCATCAGAGAGCCGCTCAGGCCCCTTCTGGCGCATCCTGGGAAGACCTCTCCGGTGCCATGGGACATGCTCTCATGCTGGCTACTACAATCTGGGAGAATGAAGGGCCGTCGTCGGCTACTGGCGACATCGCCGGCGCTGTTGAGAGAATCGCTGTCAGCCTCTACATCGATGCGCGGAAGATGGGGCTGACCGCTCCCTCTGCTGTCCAGCAGGTGGTCGAGGCGGTGAATGGTGATGTGGTGAATGCGGACGTTGCGCCCACCGGTGCTGGGCTTGACGACGACGATCTCCCTTTTAGCTGACCTTGCCTCTCCCTGAGAAAGATTGTGTACTCCGTTGTAAAGGAGACATGCAATGGGAGTCAAGGTTTGCTTCAAGTGCAAAGAAGAGAAGGCCATTGACGAGTTCTACGCCCACAAGAAGATGGCCGATGGGCGGCTGGGAAAATGCAAGTCCTGCACCATCGAGGGCCACCATGAAGACTACTCAAAGCCGCTGGAGGTGATATGGCTCTGCTCTCTGTGCCACAGGCGATATACGTAAGGCCTTTTTGATGCAACGACTGATCATACCGGGAGAGTTTCCCGGCCTCAACAACATCATCGAGACAGCCAAGCGGCATTGGGGTGGCTACTCAACAGAGAAGAAGGCGCTGACCACCAAGGTCGCCATCATGACTCGGGGGGCGAAATTGCAGCCCGTGCAAAGACCTTGCATCATCCGCTGTCTGTGGTTTGAGAAGAGCAAGCGGCGAGATCCAGATAATATCCGGGTCGGCATAAAGTTCATCCTCGATGGGCTGGTAGAGGCTGATGTCCTGCCCAGCGACGGGTGGAAATACATCACCGGCCTGGAAGACAGGTTCTACATCGACAAGGAAAATCCTCGCATCGAAGTGGAGGTCATCGAAGAGCCATGAAGAAAGAATTGAAAGAACGGTTCGATGACCTCGACTACGAATTTGGCAGGGTCCGCGCTGAATTTCGGGGGGACTTAAGCAGATCAGACCAAAAGGTCGAAATACTGAATCGGCAGGTGGAGTCGTTGCAATTCACAGTAGGCAACCTGCGCCTGGAGATCGGCAATCTCATACAAGCCCTGAAGGAATCTTCCCCGTGATCTATACCCAAGCAACTTGGCCAAGTGTCAGATGGCCCAACTTCACCTTCACCGAGGTCAAGTGTTCGCATACCGGACTCTGCGACGTTGATGAAGAGTTCATGGATCTACTGCAGCAAGTGCGGCTGACCTATGGCAAGCCAATGAGAGTGAACTCTTTCTACCGGCACCCCACCCATCCTGTAGAGGCCGCTAAGACCGCTCCAGGCGCTCATACCACCGGCAAGGCTGTGGACATAGGCGTAGGGCGAGGACAAGCCTACGTCCTGCTACGGCTCGGCATACGGCATTTTGATGGAGTAGGCATCAAGCAGCATGGCGAGGGGCGATTCCTGCACTTCGATAACGTCACGCCAGATGATATCCCACATATCATCCGGCCGACTGTCTGGTCTTACAAGTAGTCTACAGAAACACGAGGGGGAAATTTTGTGGACCGAGAAGCACACTCAGGGGATTGACAAGTTGTATAGGGAGTTGTCCGAGCAACTGAAGGGACTGGACTCACCCAAGAGTATGAAGAAGAAACTGGACGAGATCGGCTGGCCGCATGGCCCACCGCCGAGGAAGTTCTACGAAGATACGCCCAAAGATGTCGTCCAACGCTCCCTCGCCGGCTTGGCCATGTGCCGGCTGCTCAGTGAACCGTTCCGATAAAGACCGCCTCGATAGGATTGTCCAGCTGGGCTGCTGTGTTGCTGATGAGCATTGCGGTGGCAGAGTGACGATCCATCACGTCAGAAGACACGGCGAGAAGCGCAAGCACTCCAAAGCCATCGGTCTGTGCCAGAACCATCACCAGGATGGTGGTCATGGAGTAGCCATTCACGCCGGCAAGCGCACCTGGTGTGAGAACCACGGCACAGAAGAAGACTTATTGCATCACACTGCAATCCTACTGGGGGAATAATGGAGATCTGTCTGGATGTTATGGAGCAGAGGCTGGCAAAAACCATCAGCAAGGCTCGCACCGACGCCAACCGGAGTGCCAATGTTCCTGATGCCAAGATAGGGGAGCAGACAGCAGAACAGACTGATCTGGAAGGCTTCGCCGCTGAACTTGCCTTCTGTAAAATGTTCAACGTCTACCCAGACCTGTCTATTAAACCACGGCGCAGTCAACATGACAGTGGGGATGCTCTCACTCACGGGGGCAATATCGTAGACGTAAAAAGCAGCGTGTACCGCACCGCCCATCTACTGGCTGTGCCCTGGAAGAACTCCACGGTGAATGTCTATGTGCTTATGGTAGGCACATTCCCTGAGTATAGGTTTGCGGGATTCGCCTCGACCCAGAGCCTGTTCGCCCAAAAGAATTTCTCCAACAAGTTCAACGGCT